GATATTCATCTATTTGTAAACTTGATGAATTAGAGCCTGTTGCTGATAAAAGGTAAAATGCTGATGTTCCTAATGATGAATTGTAATAAATTCTATCAGGCAATGGTGTAGTTCCTGCATTACCAGTATATACACTTGCACTACCATAGTTTTCAACAAGGCATGATTGTGTTGCTGGTCCATCTGTCATTAGAGGCCAATAAGGTGTTTTATTAAATATTTGTTGCCCTATTGGTTCTTGGAATAAACCATATCCATCTAATGCTTTATATGTTTGTGATTTAACATGCGAACCTGTCACATAAGAACTACCACTATAATACTGATGATAAAAATCAACTGCAAAATACATTACATTTGATGTATTAACTTGTGCTAAATCAGTAAGTGTAGAGTTTATAATTCTATTTAAGTCAAAAATGCCTGAAAGAGATATATTAGGAAACTTCTGCATTGTATAATCAGAAGTGGAGCCAGAATTAGTTAAACTTCCAGTCCAATAATATAATTCACCTATGTATTGAAAATCATCATTCTGCAATAGGGCTGTATTAGTTTCGGTCACCGAAAATATAATTGGTGATTGTGCTAATGAAGCACTTGCAGGAGTTTGAAGTATAGAAATAGCCATGCTAATAAATCATTTCCTATTTAACCAACTAAAAGGGATTTGTAATTGATGGTTATCCTTTTCTTACTGCTTCTCTCAAATCAGTAGCAATAGATTTACCTAATGCCTTTGTATATTCTTTTATTGCTCTTTTAACTTCAGGTGATTTATATGCTTTTTCAGCATAATCAAATTCTTGTGGGTATCTTTTACGGATTGTTGCGGTGGTGCCTGTTCCGCTACCATATGGTTTATTCCAATACTTACCATATTTTGCTGCAGGTGGTGCAAAGAATAAAACTATTTGCGCATTACCATTCTTGTCAATCTTTGTCATTCGTTCAGGTGTGTTATAAGAACGAAGGGCATTACGAAGATTACCTGTATCTCTTGGTGCAATTTTAGACGCAACATTTCTGATGGTCTTTGCTACATTCTTTAAGGGAACAGATAAACTTTTAGCCATTAGCAAACAGGATTAGGATAGGAGCCTGATGGTAGTAAATCATACAAACATCTAGGTCTATCATTGTGAGTGACAAGTGTAAATGTTGCAACATGTCCTGCTAATCCGTTATTAAATCTTTCTACGAATGGTTCACATATAATCTCACCTTCAATGTCAAATGCTGATACTGAATATGCTGTATAAGATGTTAAATCGTTTATGATTGCAAGTGAGTTAGCAAGTATATCTACATAATCATCTACTCCATAAAAAGGAATAGTTTGCTCATTGTAATCAGTTTGTGATACATTCAATGGAGTGCCACTCTCATTGTTTTTATTCTTAATCTTGTCAGCAACAATCAATTGTATCTCATGTCTAGTCGTGCTATCACTAATTGTTGAAGATAGAATGTTTACATTACCCAATGGATACATAGGAAACTCTCTATCATCTACATCTTGAATATCACCAGTAGTCACTTTTGCTAATTGTGGGTGATTGTTCATTATAGTTTCAAAGTATTCTAACGCATTGTAATAAAGCGTATAGTTTACTCCCTGATTATATTGTAAATAGTTTGACATATTGCTTATAATTGAATACCTCCAAAATATTGGTTAGTTTGGTCAGGATAAATCTGTGTTTGGTTGCCAACTGATTGTAAATATTGTGGTAGTTCTTGTGAATATGAAATACAGAAGTTCTGCAATCTTAATGCCCAATAATCAGCATTTGTTTGTGCTTGTTGTTTTAGGTAATCTATTTCTGCTTTAGATGGTGCAACACCTTGTTCACTTTGTTGCTTCACAGCACCATTTGATTTGAATTGTATTGAACTGAATGGAATATATTCTACACAACTATACCAAACCAAACAAGGTTTAACATAATCTTCCATCAACTCATAGTATCTACCTGTAAATGGATTACGTGCTTCTATTTCAGTTGCAAGATAATCATAAAGGACAGTTCCTAATAAGTTTTTCAAATACTTTATCTGTGCAGTGTAAATAAAAGGTAATAATGCATCCGCATCTATTGCACCCTGTAAAGGTGTTGTTTTTATAATATCATTTCTTGATATGAATAATGCTATAGCCATATGTTTATTTTATTAAGGTTTCGTATTCTTTTTCAAAGTGTGCTGGCATTGTAAACCTTTCAATTGGTTGGTCAGGTTTAATTTCTTGCACATCTGCTGTTGTTTCATCTTCTATTGTTGCAGGATTTTCCAATGCATCATTAGTTTCATCTTCTACTTGCTCTACTGATTTGCCAGTTTGTTCAGCCTGTTCAGATAGAATTGCTAATGGAGTTAATTGTTCAAAGTAAAGTTCAGTTTCCATACCATATCCACCTTCTTTTAGAATATAATTCATTGAGTTTAAGATAAGATTTTGGAATGGAGCAATGGTCATTGTTTGTAAAATACTAAACGCTGTTTTCATTTCCTCTGATTGAGAAGAGAAACCATTGTTTTGTGTTCTGATACCAAATAACAAAGGTGATGTCACTCTATGTGCTACAAGTATTCTATCCTGTGCATATTCTGCAACATACTGAAACTTCTCATGTAAGTTATCAATATTTACAACATCAATTGTCGGTTTTGTTGCTACATCATCATTGAAAGATAACATAAACTTGCCGGCGTTATTAGTGCCTGTAAACTTTGCGTATAGCAAATCTTCTATGGTTTGTCTCTCCTCTGGCGCTGGAACACCATTATTCATATTCAACATAACCATCGGCAAAAATCCGTTCTCTATGTTGTTAATATGCAAGTTTGATAATTCTGCTTCTACAAGTGAGAATTGCATTGCTGATACCCAATCAGGTAGAGAATAGTAATATAAATTTGGTGAATAGTTCTTTATCCAAAATATTTCCATCTTTTCTGATGATGTATTAAATGCAGGTATTTTCTTTTTATCTCTTACTTTTCTTTGGTCTGACCAATCTACACAATAGTAATAGTTTTGTATACGAGGATTATCATATATCTTTTCAGCACGCAGTGTTTGAACTGGCACGTGATACATCTTAATTATTTTAGTATGTTCATCGTTCCAATATATTTGCAACGCACCATTACCAAATAGTTTTAAGTCAAATGCTAATCTCTTAACATCTTCCTGTGGTATAATACGATTTAGAGTTTCGTTAAATCCTTCATTCTTTGAGTATAACCCCTTACCATAGATAAGGTCTGCAATACCTTCTACACATGCCGCATTGGTTGTAGATGTATTGTATGCAAGGTTTACTGCATTAAAGAAATCATCGTGTCCGTAAACACCAAAAGGCACCCAAGTATATCTGGTCTTTGTATCCTCGGTTATAACTGGCAAAGTATTATTACCATTGCCAACGTTTACTACTGAAAAGTTTGTTTGTTTGTTCATATTCTATTTTTTATTAGCATATAGCTCCATCATCGTTTAATGTGCAATTAGGGCCTAATATTCTGACAGTAAATCCACTCTTTGTATAATCTTTGAATTGTGTTCCTGTTAAATCAAATGTAGTATTAGTTGTAAAGTTAATTCCTAAAGCAGGAACATCAAAGTCAAAACTTCCACTATACCTTGTTCTATAATAGTTGCCTGGGTCAATAGAGCCGCCTGTATTTGTTGTATACTGACCTCCTGATGTTCCAGGGTTGAAAAATCTACCTTGCGAACCTGCTAAATCCCAACTTGTTCCGTATGGAACTGTGCAACCTGCATCATTACTCAAGAATGTTTTCAATTCATTCATTTGAACACCACAACCATATGCTGAATTATTTAGACCAGATACACATTGATTAAATCCTTGTCCACCAATCAAATTACCTAATGTTATAACTAAATCAGGTGAACCTGGTGCTGCTGTTGTAGTAGTCGTAGGTGCTAATGTAGTTGTGGTTGTTGGTGATACAGTCGTAGTTGTAGTAGTAGGCGCTAACGTAGTTGTTGTCGTTGGTGTCAACGTTGTTGTAGAAGTAGTAGGGCCATGTGTTGTTGTAGTAGTCGTAGGAGTTATAGGTGCTGCCTGTGACCAATACACAAACTCATTAGTAGATTGTCTACTGATAAACTCTTCATCAACAGGGATTTGGTTTACATATCCAGGTTTATCTACACTTTGTGATGCAAATACTTGCAGTGAACCATGCCACACCGGGTCTAAATAAGTAAATGGTGTTGTAGAAGATGTAATAGCAGGAGTTAAAAATATTCTGTATTCATCTCCAACATTAACATCCAATGCAATATCCAAATTAAAACTTATATTAACTATGCTTTCGCATTCATCATAAGACCATTGATTAGGACTATTCAGAAAAGAATAATCATCCAATGTAAGCATGTTCTGAACATCAACTCGTAAGAAGTTGCTGCCAGATGGTATTTGCTTCGTTCTAATCTTATATGTGTTGTATCCAGGTAGGAAATAAGTAAGCATTATCTATGTTTTATCTGGTATTTAACAATCAATTACCCTAAAATAGTAAGCAATAAAAAACCCCACTCAATTAAGAGTAGGGTTTAATTATTTTATAATGCTATACTGATTAGCTATTAGTTCCATACACTATGGTTGGGTTTGCACCAATACCTGCGA